GTTTCATTTGGACCAGTTCGCGCCGAGCCCAACGCGCTATCTGCCCGAGGACGCTTATGTCCCTTAATACATCATTCAGGCGCTTGAAGCTGTCGGCGCTGAGGTATGGGTGCTCGATAAGCATGCAGACCTCAGCTAGGGGGCTCGCATGAGCCGGCGCTGGAAGGCCGAGGATCTAAACGCCCAGCAACGCGAGATGATTGCGAGTTCCTGGCGCGGCCAGCCCGTGGGAAAGGGCGGCGCGAAATTCAAGGCCAAAGAGGCATGGGTGGACAACATTCGCTTCGACTCCGAGCTGGAGGCGAGTCACTACAGCGCATTGAAGCTCTTGAAGGCAGGCGGGGTCATCAAGGGCTTCGTCAGGCAGATTACTTTTCTACTCCCTGGTGGAGTAAAGCATCGGGTGGACTGGCTGGTATGGGCGGAACGGCACGGATTCGCCGAGTCCAAAGGCTATGACTTACCAATGGGGCGCATGAAGCGAAAGCAGGTGGAGGAGCTATACAGCGCGAAGATTCACCTCTTCACCACGCCGAACGTTATTCCTGCCGAATTCCTCGAATCAATAGGCGCTATCACGCGCGAAGGAACGGTGATCCATGCCGTACCCACGCAAGGCAACCGCTGAGGCCATCGCCGATATGGAGCAAGTCGCCCGCAAGCGATTGGCCGCGCGCGCCGTAACGAATCAGGACATAGCCGACCGCCATCACTTGCCTCTCGTGGTGGTAAACCGATGGATGTCACGTATCTATGAAACGCTTAAGGGTTCCACGACAAACACTGAAACGGTTCAGATATCAGATGATGAAATTGAACGGCTGCGTAGCTTAGGTTAGCGCGCCAAATGGAGACAGGCAGGCCCAGCCTCTACACCGAAGAGATAGCCGCACACATATGCGGAAGGCTTGCGGCCGGTGAGCCGCTTGTGCGCATCTGCGATACCGAAGGAATGCCGCACGTTGCAACTGTCTATCGGTGGCTCGCTGCTCGGGAGGACTTTCGCGACTTATACGCGCGCGCGAGAGAGGATCAAGCCGATACGCTGGCTGATGAGATTCTGGCCATTGCTGATACCCCGCAGCTCGGCGTTAAAACCAAGACCGACGAGGATGGGAAGACGGAGACCACGGAGGGCGACATGATTGAACATCGGCGCCTTCGGGTCGATGCTCGGAAGTGGATCGCGGCGAAATTGAAGCCGAAGAAATACGGCGATAAGCTCGATCTTGAGGGAGCGCTGTCAATGACGGGCTCTCTGACGATCCGCGATGACTGAAACGAAAGTCTTCCATCGCGATTACACCTATCGCTCGGTCCCGACGATCAAGCGATTCAGTCAGTCTCCCGCTTTCATCAGAGGACTCATGGGGCCATTCGGCTCTGGCAAATCCTCGGGCTGTGTCATTGAGCTCGTGAAGTGGGCCAAGATGCAGCCACTTATTGACGGCAAACGGCGGGCGCGCTTCGCCTGCATTCGGAACACTTATGGCCAGCTCGCCGATACGACGATCAAGACGTTTCTCTATTGGCTTCCCGATAGGGTCTTTGGCACCTACCGTGAAAGGGATCATAGTTATCGACTCAACCGGCTGGACGATTTGGACGTGGAATTCCTCTTCCGGGCGCTGGACCGTCCGGAACACGTCGCCAATCTTCTCTCCCTCGACCTCACGGGGGCATGGGTCAACGAAGCGCGGGAAGTCCCCTACGCGATTATCAAAGCGCTCAAAGGGCGCGTAGATCGCTATCCGCCTCGAGCTGAGGGCGGCTGTATACGGCCAGGCATCATCATGGATACGAACCCACCGGATGATGATTCCTGGTGGTACAAACTCTTCGAGGAGCGTAAGGAGGAAGACATTGGGGCGGTGGAGATCTTCAAGCAGCCTTCTGCTCGATCGCCAGATGCCGAAAACCTCCCGAATTTGAGCCCGAATTATTACGCAAATCTGATGAAAGGCTCGGATGCTGACTTCATCAAAGTCTACGTCGATGGCCTCTATGGTCTCGTAAAGGACGGGAAACCGGTCTATCCCGAGTACAACGACCAGATTCATTGTAATGCCGATCTCGAACCCATCCAGGGAGTGCCGATCAAGCGCGGGTGGGACTTTGGTCTGACTCCCGCGGTGGAGTTCACCCAGGTCTTGCCGGATGGCCGGTTCATTGTGTTCGATGAATTGTGCGGAGACGATATCGGCATATCGACGTTTGCAGATGAGGTGATTCGCCGGAGTTCTGAGCGCTGGAAGGGCTTCGATTTTGAAGATTACGGCGACCCTGCCGGTGAGCAGCGCAGCGCTATGAGCGCCGACAAGGACGAAAAAACCTGCTTCGACATCCTGCAGGGTAAGGGCATCAAGATCCAAGCTGGCGAGCAGAATCTCACCATCCGCCTGGAGAGTGTGCGTAAGCCGCTCAATACACTGCGCAACGGCAAGCCCCAGCTTCAGATACATCCGCGCTGCGAAATCCTCCGTAAAGGCTTCAGAGGCCGCTATCAGTACAAACGCATCCACGTCGCGGGCTCATCCGAGCGTTACCACGATGAGCCTGAGAAGAACGCATATAGCCATCCGCATGATGGGCTTCAATACGTGGCGACGCGCAGCTTTGCTGCCCAGGTGCGCGGCACGCAAGAGGGGTTGAAATTGCCCCCGATGAAGTACGGATGGCGAGCGAGCGCAACCTAGCCACACTCCCATGACGCTCAAGGGCCACCATCCGACCTCGATTCAGATGCGCCGATTGGTCGCACGGCTCGTGCAAATCCACAGGCTCACGACCACCAAGGCGCTGGCCCGCAAGCTCGGGGTATCGCGCAGCTACGTGAAGAAGCACTTCACCGAATGCGCGGATTACGAGCTAGCGCCCCTAGGCGAAGCTCTTAGGTACCTCACAGATGGCTCGTTTGACGTATTCCGAACGGAAGAATCTGCCGAAGTCGGACTTTGCGGTCCCATCGAAGCGCCAGGGCGGGAAGGGCGGTTATCCGATTCCCGACAAATCACACGCACGGAATGCGCTGGCCCGAGTTTCACAGTTCGGCTCGCCGGCTCAAAAGGCTGAAGTGCGCGCCAAGGTCCATGCCAAATATCCCGGTATCGGTGAGAAATCCATGAAGCACGAAGAGAAGCGATCCCATCACGGCGCAACCGAGGGGCTGCACAAGAGGGGCCATCACGAATCGCATCTGAAGGAACATGAAAAGGGCGGGCTGTCGCACAAGGAGTTCGAGCAGATGGACCACGGCGGCAAGCACGATCACTACAAGGGCTCGCGCGGCCGCGCTTCCGTGGGGTTTCTCGCCGGCCTGCTCATTACGCTTAGTATCGGCGTCGCATTTGCCGCCTATAACGGAATTAGCCCCTACGGCATCTTTGGCGGTGTAGCCACCTCGGCGAGTCTGCCGACGAGCGCCATTCAGGGTACTTGGGGCTTCACGTCCGATAAGGGCGCGATGGTCTCGAACGGCTCGAACTTCTTCACCTACGAAGCCTCTACCGGCCCCACGTTCTCTGTCACTTCCGGTTGCGGCACCGTGGGTACTGTGACCGGGGGTGCGACTGCGGGCAGTTTCACGGCGGGCGCCACGAGCTGCGCGCCAGTCATCAGCCTTCCGACCGCTCCGAATGGCTGGGTATGCGAAGCGTGGGACCTCACCACGAATACCGACACCCTGAAACAGACGGCGGATACGGCGACGAGCTGCACGCTCTCTGGCACCGTGGCCAGCGCGGATGTGATTGTCTTCCTCGCCAAGGGCTTCTAATGCCCTCGAAGTCTCCCGCCCAACATAGGCTCATGGCTGCGGTTGCTCACGACCCAGCCTTTGCGCGCAACGTGGGCATCAAGCCCTCTGTTGGCAAAGACTTCATGGCCGCAGATGACGCCGCGGGGATTACCAAGAATCCCACCATGCCGCGCTCCGAGATCAAAGCTCGTCTGCGAAGGGAGCGGGACTCTTCTCGGTCGCCAGCGCACGGTATGAGCCATGCCGAATTTGAGAAGTTCGGCGCATGAGCATTCAGACGGATCAGAAGGTCGCCTATCTCGAGACGCGCGTTCGTGACCTCGAATCACAAATCCAGCTCCTCAAGGCTCAAATCGAAACGCTGCTGCGTGAGCGCTCCGAAGCGCGTCCCCAGCGCCGAGCAGCGGGCTGAACTCATCAAGGCGATTCGTAACGCCGTGAGCCTTGAAAGCCGCTTCGGCCTCAGGTCCGATTGCCAGGAAGCGGTCAATGCCGCATGGCTCAGCGTGAGCGACATCATTGCGAGCTGGCATGGCTGAGGAGAAAAAGCCCCGCACGCAGAAGATGAGCGACCAGGAATTGCTCGCGCTCATCGGTCAGTACGAGAAAGCCTCCCTGGGCTCACAGGTGGCCGCAGGAGCGACGATCTCGACTACGACCTATCCCAGCAATCAGGCGATGACGACGCTGGAGATAGACCGTTACAACGCGTTAAACGCCTACCTAGCACGCCCATTGGGGAACGAGGTTGAGAATCGCTCCCAAGTGGTCATGCCGACGCTTCGGGATACGATGTCGTGGATGATGCCGCAGCTCATGCGCATGTTCGCGAGCGCAAAAAGCATTTGCCGCTTCGATCCCGAGAATCAGGCGGATGAGAAGCAGGCCGAAATGGAAACGCTCACCTGCAATCACGTCTTCATGCAGCAGAATAACGGGATCATCATTCTGCACGACCTCTTCCATGACGGTCTGCTGATGCGTAACGGATATGCAGAAGTGGAGACGCAGGAGTGCACGGAGGTTCGGGAAGAGAAGTATTCAGGGCTCGATGCCATCGAGCTTGCTGCGCTCATGCAGGATACGGCAGACGAGGAACTGGAGCCGATCGAGCAGACCGAGCGTCTGCGGGATGTCATCCTGCCGCTTCCGCAGACCGGCCCCGGTGGACCACCGCAGCAAGTGGTGCAGCAGGTTCCAGTCTACGACGTGAAATTCCGTCGCAAGCAGACCCGAAAGGAGTGCAAGGTTACGTGTCTTCCGCCGGAAGAGATGCGCGTCACTCCGAGGGCGCGAGAGGGCATGGAAGGCATCGTTTTCGCGATGCATCAGACTCAGCGCGCCAGGTCTGATCTCATCAAGGACGGCTATGACAAAGCGCAGGTGAATAGCCTTCCGACCGGACGCCCGAACTGGCTTGAAATCGACGCCCTGGCCCGTAATCAGGTCGTAGACCAGATGTCGGTCGAGAATCCTTCCGACTTCGCCATGCAGGAGGTGGAACTCAGGAAGGCCATCGTCATGGTGGACTATGACGGCGATGGGATTGCGGAGCTTCGCCGGGTCATCATCGGTGGAGGTGGGGCTGGAGCAATCCTCGAAAACGAGATGATTGAGGAGACGCCATTCGTCTCCACCGCGGCCATTCGTATGCCCCACCGGCATACTGGGATGTCCGTATATGACCTCGTGATGGACCTTCAGATCATCCAGACCGCGCTCTGGAGGTCGGGCCTTGATAACTTCACGATCGCGAACAACGTTCGCTATGCGGTGGACTGGACCAAGGTCAATGTCGATGATCTTCTGACCAGCCGCCCCGGGGGCGCAATTCGAGGCCAAGGACCGCCGTCGCAGTGGATCGAGCAGTTCCAGGGACCTACGGACATCATGGGGCAGGCGCTCGAAGCCCTCGCCTACGTCGATCAGTTGAGGTCCAACCGGACGGGTATCGGCAAGGGCACGATGGGCCTGGATGCCGATGAGCTTCAGAACGTCACCAAGGGTGGCCAGCTTGCCGCCCTTTCGGCTGCATCGCTCATCTTGGAGCTGATTGCCCGGATGCTCGCCGAGGGCGTCAAAGGTATTTTCCTCAAAATCCATTCCGAGCTGATCCGACATCAAGACAAGCCACTCGAACTTGAAATCGCTGGGCAGTGGGTCAACGTCGATCCATCCTCCTGGCGTCGTAGGACGAAGGTCACGCCCAATGTGGGACTCGGGAGCGGCAACCGGGAGGAAATGCGCGCGAACGTCGGCATGCTGGTCGCTGCGCAAGAAAAGCTCGCGCAGGTCGGATTGGTGGGGCCGAAACAGGCATACGAGAGTTTCAAGCTTGTGTGTGAGTCCCTGGGATTTACGAATCCCGAGCGGTTCGCTATTGATCCGAATACGCCTGAATTCCAAAAGATGATGGCGAACCGGCCGCCCCAACCGCCGGCTCCGCAGGTACAAGCCGCGCAGATCAGAGCGCAGACTGAACAGTCAAAGCAGCAGAGTGAGGACCAACGCAGCATGATGAAGATGCTGTCGGAACTCATTCAGCAACGCCGGCAGGGGCAGCAGGATCAGATTGCGAACCTCCAGCAGCTTTCGCATGATGCGGTGCAGCAGCATCGAGACCGGGAAGTGCAGCTCGATAGCCAGCATCTTCAAATTCTGCTCAAGCTCATTCCGGCCATTGCCCAAGTGCTCGCCGCCGAGAAAGCAGCTCCTGACGAGCTTGGCTCCGATGTGAACCAAGCCGCGAGTACGGTTGAATGATACACTCTCTTGGCGTCGGCCTAGCGAGGGGCCCGCAATGGGCTCGGGAATTAGTTAGGAAGCCCCTTCCCAAGAGTCCGGCCGACGCATCTACACTCACATGACCCCCGAAGAAGCTTATCGCCGTTCCGCAGAAGCGAAGCAGATTATCGAGGCGCCACTATTCCTTGAAGCGCGCAAATTCCTCGATGACCAGCTCGCGCAGCTTAGGCGGGATGTCCCCATCCGTGAAACGGAGATGCATACGCGCATCATCCTCATGGAGCAGATTGCACAGAAGTTCTACAGCTTCTTCGAGTTGCTGGCGCAGACCGGGAAGATGGAAGCCGTAAGGCTCGCCGACGAGGAGCGCCGCAAGAGCGTAATGGAACAAGGGCTCGCGCTCTTTCGCCGCAACGGCCGTAGCGCCATCTGAGCCACACTCAAGACTAGACCGTAAATCACCCTTGGCGGCATGCCAGAAGCCGCCCAAGCCGCCGTACAGGCGCAGCCGTCCAATCCGCTCGGTAATGCACAGTCGGAAGAGGCTCGTTTCGAGCAGTTCTGGCAATCGGGCGCATTTGATTCTCAGAACCCGCAGGAAGCCGCCCAGCTCCGTGCGGAGCGTGGACAATCGAACTCTGCTCCTGAGTCTGCTTCTGCCGACCCGGGGGCTGTAAAGCCTGATGGTGCGTCTGCGGAAGCCACTCAGGAGCAGACTCCTGAATATGCCGATCTCGATGAGTACCTGACCAAGGCCGGTCTTGAGCGCGATGCGTTCCTCACCCTTCCGGCTGCTGTCCAGATTGACGGACAGGTAGGGAAAGTCTCACTCAAGGAAGCGCTCGACAGCTACCAGCGCGAGGCGCATTTCACCCGCAAGTCCCAGCAGCTTGCCGACGAGCGGCGCTCCTGGGAGAGCGAGCGCGAGCAAGCCAAGCAGGCACTGACGCAGCGCCTGAATGAGGCGCAATCCCTGGGCAACCTCGCCCATCAGCAGCTCCTCGCCGAGTTCCAGAGCATCGACTGGAACAAGCTGCGCATGGAAAACCCTGGCGAGTGGGCGGTGCGCAATCAGGAATTCAACCTCCGTGCCGCTCAGATTCAGAGCCATCTTGCGCAGGTCGCGCAGCAACAGCAGCAGTTGCAGCAGCAGACCGAGAAAGAGCGCGAGGCTCGGTTGCCAAAAGAATTCGAAGCGATGTACGGCCGAGAGCCGGCATTGCGTGATCCCGCCAAATTCGAGGCGGCGAAGGCCGACATCCGGACCTTCGCCAATCAGATGGGGCTCAAACCGGAAGAGATATCTCAGGCATCTTTTGACCATCGACTGTTGCTGACACTGCACTACGCGAGTCAATACCTGAAGCTCCAAGCCGCTGCTCCCCAAGCCCTCAAGCGCGTCCAGGCAGCTCCAAAAGCTGTCCAGCCGGGCGCCCGAGTAGCCCGCGATCCGAAAGCGAACGCGGCCCAAGCAGCAAAAGACAGGTGGATGAGAAATCCCCGCGACCCCGACGCGCAAGCCGCGTACGCGGAACACCTCATCGCCTAGGAGCATTCCGTGACTGTCCCGACAAACACCCTTCAGGTCTACGGCCAGACGAACATCCGTGAAGACCTGATCGACTTCATCTACAACGTCGATCCCTTCAAGACGCCTTTCTTCAACATGTGCAAGAAGGCGGAGGCGAAGCAGACCTATCACGAGTGGGATGTCGATGGTCTCGCCGCGCAGAACGTGAACAACGCCGCGATTGAGGGCGATAACCCCACGAACATTGCGCTCACCTCTCCGGGCCGCACCGGTAACTACACGCAGATCATGACGAAGACGATCCAGATCTCTGGAACGTCTCAGAGCGTGGTTGCCGCAGGTGGCTCGAACAAGATGGGCTACCAGCTCCAGAAGAAGACGAAGGAGCTCAAGCGCGATATCGAAGGCGTGCTCACGAACAACGCCGCGAAGGCTGCGGGATCGGCAACGACCGCTCGTATCTCCGCAGGACTTCCGTCCTTCATCGCGACGAACTCGCTGTTCGATACCACCTCGGGGGCTGCTCCCACGGGCGCGGGCGCCACGATCAGCGCTGCGGGCGAGACCTTCTACGCGGGTGGCCAGCCGCGCACGTATTCGAGCGCTCAGACCGCCATCAGCGAGTCTCGCGTCAAGACGGTGCTCCAGAACATCTACAAGAATTCAGGAGATTCCCCCGAATACGCGCTCGTTTCGCCTGCGAATAAGCAGAACGTGTCGGCCTTTGCAGGCCCCGGTACGCGTTTCATCGAGGTTGAGGATGCAGTCCTCAAAACCAAGGTGGACGTGTACGAGAGCGACTTCGGTGAGGTGAAGCTGATCCCGGACATCTTTCTGGCGAACAGCAAGGATGTCTACTTCATCAACCCCAACTACGTCCGTGTGGCGTACCTGCGGCCCTTCCAGACGATTCCGCTTGCGAAGACTGGCGATTCTGACCAGAAGATGCTGCTTTGCGAGTGGACGCTCGAGATGGGCAACGAGCACGCCCACGGCGCCATCTACGACACGACCGGCTAGTCCATGAGCTGGGTACCGCAATCCCCGTGGAGACTTGGGAAAGTCAACCAAGTCACCATCGGGGCCTCGGCAAATGGGAGTGGCGTATTGGGCACGGAGACCAGAGCCGTGCTTCTTCGCGCCACCTCCAATTGCCATATCCGGATTGGAGTGAATGCGACAGCGGTTTCGACCGACACACCGCTTTACTCCACCGATCCGCTCTTGGTGCTCGGTATCGTCCCCGGTGAGCAGGTGTCCGTGATTCAGGACACCGCCGGCGGGACGCTCTGGGTCACTGAGCTTACCCACTAGGGGCTTAAATGGCCGGTCTTACCTCTATCACCCTGAATGCCGGCTCGGGAGGGGCCGTC